CATGAGGCCAGGGACTGAGTAGACTGGCATTGGGCGGGCGGTTTTGTAGTCGAAGAGGACGTCTAAGATGAAGTGAGGTTCTGAAGGGACTGCGATGACGCGGGAAATAGGCGGATCGACTTGAATGAATGAATCGCTGAGGACTGGATAAGTGGAGAAGTCTTTTGCGAGATGCCAGTAGTCGATGGAGCCTGTAGCGTCTGAGCGGAGGAGTCCGGTGATTTGAGACGGTTTGTAACGGTATTCTGCGTAGCGTTCTTGGTAGCCGAAGACTTGACCATTAGTTGTTGCATTTGAACCGTTGAAGATTTCTCGGTTGAGGATGGCTTGTTCGCCAAGATGAGAGAACACGGGCCAATAGTAGTCGTAGCGGGTTTGCCGCGAGAACATTTTATTGATCCCTTGTTGATAGGTAAGAGCGGCGCGTATGGAGATGAGTCCCAAGATGACGCCGTGTTCGTCGAAGGATTTATTAAAGCCTGCGCCGTGATGGGAGAAAGTTCCCATTGCTGAGAGGTTACCTTGTGGCGTGTCCCCACCTTCTGAGGTTTGAGGGATTGGGGATGTGTTGATGACGGTGGAACCGCCACCTAGGTATTCCGGACGTTGTAAACGAGCGTCCGGAGAGGTGACACCAAAGTGAGATTTAAGAATCTCTGTATAACGAGTGCCGCCGCGGGCGTCCCTCTCTAAGAGTCGTTGAATTTGGATTGCTTCGCGGAGTGCGTTGATGGTGATGCCAGTGGCATCGTTGAGGTCGGCTTGAAGGCCGGTTTGGTCGCCGAAGGTGACGTCGTGATCGCCCGAGATCGAAGTTCCGTCCAGATATAGATGTGAGCCAGTAGTAGCCCTAAGGCCCCGATTAGTGAAATTGCCGTCAGTTGCGGTGAATTGAATTTGGGCGGTGTTGGTGACCACCGGTGCAAAGCCTCCGAGTGCGACGGTGACTGCATCTCCTTTTTGAGGCCAAGGGAGAGCGCCAGTGAAATAATCTTTTCTTTCTCCTCGTCGCTTAAGGACGTAGTCCGAGATGGTGTCTGGTCCGTCGCCTTTGTCGACGACGATGGAGTCTTGGAGGTTTTCATCTCGGTACCATTCGTTCCAGATGAGGTTATAAGCGCGGTGGTGAAGTGAATTGACAGACATGGTGTTTCCCGGAGGGAGTCCCATGTAGTCGGATAATGATAGCTGCGCTGGATTAAAAGCGGTGAATTGGGGAACTAGATAATCTATTGAATCGTCTGGGTTGTTTTGTTCCCCCATGAATTTTTGGAAGTTGTCCCAGATGAGGCGGTTTGGGACGAAGAAGAAGTGGATGTCTGCATACATGGTGTCCATGAATGGTTTGAGGGGAGTTGCAAGACGTGCGAAAGTCGTGGCCTTGCATTTAAAGGTGTCGCCGGGAAGAACCTCGTCGACCAGAATTGGGTAGATGTAGCCCGCGTTGATGGTTGTTTTATTCATATGGTCTCGGTTGAAAACCGAGCGCGGGATATCCGCACGTGGAACCTGTGAGAAATGTTGCTGAGAGGATTCCATGCGGGGTTGTTTGAAAGGGGTGTCGATCATTGACATATTTGACGAGTCTCCTGATGTGAGAGGGGCCGCCCGAAAGCGGCCCCGTTTTGTTTAGGCTTGTTGCTGAAGTTTATTGAAGAGGTCTTGTGTATTTTGCTTAGGTTTATGTTTTGTGTCTAGTGCTGAAGCGAGGACGTGAACAGGGATGTGTTGTTGGAGTTCGCCGGATTCGTCGTCGAAAGTTCCGAGTTCGCATAAAGCGTAATCGGATGGATGTTTAGAGATGGGAGACTCTGGATTGTTAACAGCGTCTTCCCATTGGCGCATGGCTTGGCCAAGGAAGAGGTTGAAGAAAGGTGGAAGATAGATGCCAAGTTTGGCATCGCGTACTGCGAAGATTCTTTGTTTAGCCAATTTCGTAATTCCTTTTTAGGTTGGAAATTTGTGCGAGTTTAACCGTTTCCCGGACGTGCAACCGTCTGGGAGATCGTTCTTCGATTGGTGACAGAGAGAGGGCACACTCTCTTTGTTCTTTGATTTTGAGATATGTTAATGGATCAATTTTTTCAAGTTGTTTGTCGTAGAAACGGGGAGGTTTTGATGGGAAGCCCCTGGATATACATTCGTCGGATGGATAAATGTCTGTATGGTACTCGACGAAATGTTGTTTACCGATGCCAGGACGTCTGGACATCGTACAGTATTCTGGTTTTAGGGAGAAAATTTCTCCCGTAGCTTCGCATACCCTCTGATAATGGTCTTTTGCGAGTTTTCCGTTTACTTTTTTTGTGACGTAGCGCGCTACGTAGGCACAGGATTCGAATGTGACTTCGCCAATTCGAGCTATACCATTGCCCCAAAGGGCATCAAGACGAGGATGAGTCCAAGTGAGATCTCCTCGTGGATTTTTAGTAATAGAAGATTTATCTAATCCTTGTTTAAAGTCTTGGCCAAAGATGATGGCATGATAGTGAGGTCGCCCAAATTTTTCGCCATATTCTCCTGCATGGAAGAAGCGAATTAAATTGGGCTCAGATTTTCTTAACTTTTTCATGAAAAGTTGAAAGTGAGCGACATCTAAGGACCCATTTTGGGGTAGTTTTTCGTCGCTATAAGTTAATGTGATGAATGAAGTTTTTTCGTGGAATTTTTTCTCGTGCACGAGCCTTAAGGCCCACTGGCGTGAGCGCTCGAGTCTGCAACCAATACAGTTGCTGCACGGGAGTGTTATTTCCTTAGAATCCATGATAGGTTCGTGGAAATAGACTTTGCCTGGTGTATGCCAGGCTTTTCTTGGGTAGTAACAAGGCACAGTTGTTTTACCTTTTAGGTGACCCCGGTCGGTGAGACCGGGGTCTTTTTTTTGATCAGAATCGGATTCCGCCGCGGTGGATTCCGGACTGCATTCCGTTGCGTTTATGCACCCGGGTTCCGCGTTTGAATATTTTCCGACTCTTTTTGTTGGTCAAAGGGCGTCTTTTCATGTTTTTAGGTCTCCTAAATAGAAGACTACTTTGTTTTTGGTGTCAGTGGGCACATTTACATCAAGAGATGCAATGTGCCCAGTGAGGTTAGTTGTTGAGTGATTTAGTAGTTTTGGGGTTGTTTTTTGGGGCTGCGCCTGTTGCGGGGTTCTCCTGAGGGGTCTCGGAAGGGGAAGGCTGGCTGAGGGTTGGTTGATCTTTTAACGCGGTGCTATTTGGATCTAATGAGTCCTCAGAGGATTTGCCTAATCCGAGAGCCTGGAGAGTTTTGATCCCTTCGGGAGTTTGAGTTGCGGCGATGAACTCGCCGGGGTCGTTGCCGTAGATTTTTCGGACGGTCGCTGGAAGCGCCGCGAAAAGTTCGTGAGCGGCTATGACTTTTTCCTGCATGGTCGCGAAGTCGGGTACTTGACTAAAGTCACCGAATTGGGCCTTCGCGTCGAGGTATCCTGAGGGGAGTGGTCCTTTGTATTTTCCCATGACTCGGTTGAGGTCCGTGTCTTGGAGAAATTCTTGTTTGACGCGTGCTGGATTTTCGTCGGTTGCGACGATCGTGTGTTGAACGCGTCTGCGGATTTTATTGTAGTACGGGATTTTGGATTCGCTCATGGGAGTCTCATTCCTTTTCTACCTCGATGTTCGAGGTGTTTTTCCTGACGGATGACGGAGTCTTGTTTTTGAATGGATGATCCTTCGATCATTCTTTTTAAATTGAAGGCGTCGGTGATTCCACCGAGTCCTTCGAAGACACGTTTAGACACTTGGTCGTAAGTGGTTGCGCCTTTTCGAAATTCCGCTGAGGCCTTGTCGGCCTCGGCTTCTGCGATTTCGGTTGCGGCGCGTGCTGCTGCTGCTTTTGATTTAGCGTTAATATTGGGCATGTCTGCGTAGGTTGCTGCTGCCGATGCACGTGAGTTTTGAGCTGAAGCGACTGATGCGTCGGCAGATGCTTTTGTTGCTTGGATAGATTCCTCCTTTTGTTGGAGATCTTTTGCTGAGTTGGCTGTTGCCATTGCATTTGTGGATAAAGCGGAAAGTGCTTTTCCGTAGTTTGCGTTGACGGGTTCTACTTTAGTGGGACTGACTGAGGCTGCTGAACCCGATGGAGTTGAGGCTTGTGCGCCTGCGGCTAACATGGGGTTGAGGCCTGCGGCCTTTAAATCATTGACCGCCCTTTGATAGGCGGTGTTTGACATTCGTTCTTGGAATTGCATTTGACCCGCATTTTGAGCGGCGTTGAATTCCTTGCTGTCGCGGTAGATTTGGAGATTGGTTTGATTGGCTTCCTTTTGTGCGTCGGCAGCAGAGCTGCCCGACCACCAGTCGCCAAGAAAACCGAGACCGCCGCCGACGGCTGCGCCGGCGACGGTCCCGAGCCCGGGTACAATGGAGCCTACT